AGAACAGATTTGCGAGTGCGGCGCTTGCGGCGGCTGAATTAGCAGCGGACGTCGCAATCCCCGCTTCCGTGGTAGCCGTTTCGGCTGCTGTAGTCGCTTCACCTGCGGCTGATGTGGCGGTGCCAGCCGATCCCGAGGCAGACGATGCAGCAGCAGTGGCGATACCAGCCTCAGTCGTCGCCGTCGCCGCACTAGCACTAGCACTCGCCACCGCCTGCGTGATCTGCTGATTCACGGCAGCGCTGAGCGAGCCTAGCTGGATGACTTTGGTCTGTCCGTTGACCGTGATTGAAAGGGCGCTCAAATCGTCACCTGCGGATCAAGAGAAACAGAGCCCTCAACCAGATAGCCAACTTCGCCAGCCGGATCGGTAAATTGAAGGTCATAGACGCCGAGCGCATAGACTCGAGCGCCGCCCGATAGCGAAGTGCCGGGAAGTGGCAGGCCGGATGGAGCGAGTGCCGCCGTATCAGCGTGAGCGAAAATTAGCTCGATCGTGCCAGCGGTTCCGCCAAGTACGATGCGGCTACCGGTCGTGTCTGCGCTATCCAGCGTGAGCAATGCGATAGGGCTCGAAGCGTAGGCCCGGATCGTGAGCTTCATGTGGTAGCCGGTCAGGTCGATCGGCGCACCGTTGTCGTCGGTCCACGTCATCGTGGGCGACCAGTCCGAGCCTTGCTTGATCACGAAAGACCAGTTCGCGACGCCTGAGTTGGTCGTAGTCGCCATGATTCCTTTGGGCGTTGATATTTGTGGGGCGGGTAAAATCGCTTTTATGCGCCCGACAGATTAGTTGGCGCGAGGAACAATTCGCGCTCGACAGCACGCCGCTTGATCAGCCCCGGCATGACCTTGCCTTTAGCTTTGTTCCAACGCGGAAGCTGGTCCGCCGCCGCCGCGAAGTTGCCCGCATTCAGAAGGCGAAGCAGCGTGGACGATCGGAAATTGCTGGCGCCCACGTTAAAAACGAAATCTACGAGCGAGTCGAACTGGTTCTGATTGAGATGAACGTGAACCAATGAGTTGACGATCTGAGCGGAGCGCGCAAGGTCATACTCGAGCCATTTGTCCGCTTGCGCCTGCGTAACAGTCATCCCCGGCTTGACGTCTGGACCTGTGTGGCCGAAGCCAGCGGTCCAAGGTTCGCCGCCAGTTGCCGGGTCGGGATAGACCTTGAGAATGCAGCCTTCCATTGATTTGGTCAGCGCAACGCCAGCGGGGGAGACTTGCATGCTCATGGTCAATCCTTGTCAACCTTCCTGCGAAGGCGGTCATCGAATTTCGTATCCATCTGTTCAAGCTTGGCGAAAACGGCATTGATCGAATCACTGAGCCGATCAATAGCCTTCTCAAGCGCGCTTGATGTGACGTAGGTCTGTGCACAATGCAGCTTGAACGCCGCAAGGTCTTTTTCATTCGCCTCTACGCGCGCATGAATCAGGCGGAACGTCCACCAAGCGACTGTGCCAATCGCGGTCGCCACTGCGCCGCTAACGTAGAGAACCGTGCTGTCCATGAAAATCCCGGATGAAAATGAAAAGCCCTCCGTAGAGGGCCAAATAATTTGTTGATATTGCTTGACGATACTATCCCTACGCGATACTATCTTCTACATGATCTCGAACTTCAAATGCCCCGACACCTCAGCGATGTTCGCTGGCAAGCGGATCGCCCGTTTCGCCAACATCGAAACTGTCGCAATGCGCAAACTGGCAATGCTGAACCGCGCAGCAAGCGTGAATGATCTGTGCGTTCCGCCGAACAACCGCCTTGAGGCACTTAAGGGCGACCGGAAGGGGCAGTTCAGCATCCGCATTAACGGACAATGGCGCGTCTGCTTCCGGTTCGAAAACGGGAACGCTTTTGACGTCGAGATTGTTGACTATCACTGAACGGAGAAACATCATGACGCGAGAAGTCATGTACCCAACGCCAGGAGAAATTCTGCAAGAGGAATTTCTCGGGCCGATGGGGATTACCGCCTACCGCCTCGCCAAGGATATTGGCGTGCAGCAAGGGCGCATTAGCGAGATCATCGCTGGTACGCGCGCAATCACGGTCGATACGGGTCTGCGCCTGTCGCGCTATTTCGGCGTGAACGACGAATTCTGGACCGGGCTTCAACTGGACCGCGACACGGCAATGGCGAGGGATTCGCTCGCCGCTGTGCTTGACAAAATCCCGCGCGCGCATCCTGCCGCAGCCTGACCGCATTGTTTTTGCGTCGCCTCGGGCTCTGCTAGAATCGCGGCAAATTTGGGGGAAACATGAATCTGAAAACAATCAAGGCTCCGAGGCCCACGGTCGTCGTCATCATCCCGTTTTACAACGGGGCCGACTGGGTGGAGCGCGCGATCAGGAGCGTCGTGGCGCAGACCGTTCAGCCCGACGAATTCATTATCGTCAACGACGGATCGAAGCCTGAAGAGCGTGCGGCGCTGGGGCGACTCGCTGAAAACTATCCGTTCAGCATCATTGACAAAGAGAACGGCGGACAGGGATCAGCACGCAATGCTGGCGTGTCCGCATCAACGTCGGACTTCATCTGCTTTCTGGATCAGGATGATTTCTATCTTGAGAACCATATCGACGTGCTAACGCGGAACATCCCGCGCGATGATTGCCGGTTTGGATTTGTGTATGCGGACCTTTACGAAGCAGATGGAGACGGCAACGTGGTTCGGATGGGCATGATAAAAGACCATGCCACGCACCCGAAGCGAAACATTACCGATCTGCTTCGCAATGACATGTTCGTGTTGCCTTCAGCGTCGCTCATATCCCGCAAGGCTTTTGAAGCCGTTGGCGGCTTCGATCCTCAGTTTATGGGCTACGAGGACGATGATCTGTTCATGCGCCTGTTCCGCAAAGGGTACTCGCATCGCTTCATTGATAAGCCGGTGACGGTGTGGTGCATACACCCGGAAAGCACGTCATACGGAATCCGTATGGTTCGAAGCAGATTCAGATATTTCAAAAAACTCGCCGGGCTTTTCCCTGACGATCCCACAAAGTCACGTTTTTACTTCAGGGACTGCCTCGTTCCTCGATTCGGCCAGGAATTCATCAAGGGCGCCGCCAAGGCTGTCAAGGCCGGATCGCCCAACCAGGATGAACTGGTGCAAATACTGGTTGAGTATTCCGAAATCGTCGCGTCCAATCCAAGCATCGATAACCGCTACAAGAAGCGCTTGCGTCTCATGGCGTGGGCGCTTTCCTCGTGCCCGCGCGGACTGCTGCTGACCGCCCGGAAAATGACCGGCCTTCCGTTTGTCAGAAGGTTTATTGCATAAAGGAGGTAACGATGGAATCGCTTGAAAGCATGTTGAAGGAGCTCGGTGCGGTGACGATCCGCTATGCGGCTGGGATGTATCAAGCCGATAGCGGATTCGTTCTGTCTCGCGGGGAATCGGCACCGGCCGCCACTGTCGAGGCGGCCGTCTGGAATGCGCTGCTGCTGAAGCGGGATATCGATGAGTTTGTGCGTCATTCATCCCAATTACCCGCCACCCGCCGCATTGGTGCCACCGGAGAAATCCCGACTGCCGGGCAGGATTAGGCTGACCGTCTCCAGGCTGCCAATCGTGCGCAGACTGGTAGCGTAGTTAATCAGAGTTGCATACCGAACCCAGGCAGTTTCCGGAGCCGTTATTGCTGACGTTCGTGTTGTTGTTGAAGTACGAATTCGCCTGAACGTTCACGCCCGATGCGGCAGTGTCCAGATAGATCGCCGGGGCCATATATCGGAACACGTTGCCGCTGATAACGCCCCCTACGCCGAATGTGTTGTTGACGTAAATGCCCTGCGCGCTACCCTGCGTCGGAGCGTTGACGTTCTGAAACGTATTCCCGATGTACGAGAAAAGCACGGCGGCGCTGTTGTAAATCCCGACGTTGCCAGCAGTGTTGAAAATGATGAAGAGGTTGTGCGCCACCATCAGATTCTGGTACTGCGACAAAATCCTGATACCTACCAGAGAGGCGAACTGGCTATTGACGATAGTCAGTTGGTCCATTCCGGTCTCGCCGGCTGGAACGTAAATTCCCGAATAACTCTGCGCCGTGAAGTTGCACTGATTGACCGTCACGCCTTGCGTGTACGTACCAAGAATCAGGCCACTCGCCATCGAGTAGAAGTTGCTCTCGGAGAAGTTATACTGCACTCCTGGCGCGGTGCTCGTGCTGTTGATCGTTACACCTGCTCCCAGCTGTGCCGTGCTCCCGATAATATTCATCCCCCGGAAGTTGACATTGGAAATCTGGTTCAGAACAATGCCGTTACTCCAGTAGTTCGACTGGAAGTAACCGTCCGATCCTCGAATCGTGACGTCCGTGATATCGGAGAGCGCCGTGGGAGCCGGGTTAGGAATCGTCGTGGCAAGCTGCGCGGCGACAATGGCTGCGCCGCCCGCACCAGCCCCCGTCGTAGTCAATGCCAGATTGCGGATATGAAAACTCGTGGCAGTCCCGGAAGACGAGGACGAGCCTTGCAGCGAGAGAGCAATGCCGTTGATACCGGATGCGAACTGCAATTCCGTGGTATCGGCACCAGCCCCCAGAATGCTGATAGAGCCTGCCGACGCCGGGAATGAATACGTGATCTGGCTAGTGAATTTCCAGAGTCCCGGCCCGAAGTAGATGCAGGCCTTGCTAGTCGGAGACGCCGCAATGGCCGCCGTCGCCGCCGTCGAGTTGTCGCGAACGCCAGTATTGTCGCCACCGAAGTCGGCTACATTCTGGCAATTGCTAGGAACGATTCCTTTTCCGGTCGAGGTGACATACCATCCGTTGCCTGACCCATTCGAGACGACGGTGACAGTCTGCCCAGGAGGAACATATAGCGTATTGGCAGACGTGCTGGCGGCGTTGATGATGACTTCAGCAGCATTACCCTTGATCGTCCCGCCAGTCACACCCCCCATGAATGTCATGGTGGAACCGAACGTGACGCCAGATAGAGCGGGCAACGTCGCAATAGCTGCACTTGCCTGGAATTGCGCTGTACCTCCAAGTTGTGAGGTTGTCAGCGTCGTATTCGCAGCGATCGCAATGATGTTTGATTGCTGATATGCAAACCCTTTCGATGCCAGAAAAGCAGTGGTCGCGACCTTCGTGGAGTTATCACCAGCGGTCGGCGTGGGCGCGGTCGCTGACGTCGTGGCCGCTAAGGTTGTGGTAGTCACGCCCTGAGCCGAGATAGCGCCAGTAAAAGTCGCGCCCGTCAGCGAAGCGGAATTCGTATAGCAGGTGAATCCGGTGCCGCTAGTCCATTGCAGCGCGCTCGTAGACGTCGAGCAGGACGGCATCGCGAAAGCGGTAGGGGATGCGCTAGAGCCGGTTGCGTTGGCAATGACGCTATTCGCCGCCTGCGCCGCCAAAGCCGAAATCGTGACGAGGCCGGTTGCGGTAAAGCTGCCAGTGAACGTCGGTGACGCGATGGTGGGAGTCGTCAGTGCGGGCGAGCTAGACAGCACCACGGAGCCGGTTCCCGTAGACGTAGACGCGCCCGTACCGCCATTTTCCGGCGTAAGCGGATTTTGTAGCGTCAGCGAATTGAACGTCGGCGATGGGTATGTCTGCGCCAGCGCCGGGAATGCCAACAGGGCCGTCGCAAGAGCGGTGATGAGCTTTTTCATTTCTTCCAGGCAATAAAAAAGCCGCCTCAGTGGGCGGCTATTGATCGGCTATTGCGGGTCAACTTACGCTGACAACCCCATCGTTGTTCCATACGACGCCGGGTGTGGTCGGTGCCATAGTCGGCAGACCAGCAGCCCATGCGGTCGAACTCAGGATGGACGCGAGATGCGCAAGCGGCATCGAACATTTGGCGAGTTGGCCGTTTTGCATCTGGTAAATCGTGACAAGCTCTTCACCATTGATCGGCTGCGGCAAACCATAAATGTGCATGTCAGAATCCAATGGCGAGATACACCAGCGCGAACGTGCCGGATGATTGCGTATAGAGGGACAACTGGACTTGCGAGAGGCCGGAGGGTGCAGCAGATGGCGCCCCGTCGATCGGGGGGGATGTTCCGCCGAAGCCGGATATATCCCACAAATGGGAATTGGGAAACGGAGTTGGCAAATTGAACGTGCTTGAAGTGTTCCCAATGCCAGAGGAAATAAGTGCTGCGGTGCCATACTGCACCAGCAGATTCCGCTTTGTGCCCGCGACGATAACCGGGATCTGGAAATAACCGGTGCCACCGAGCGAGGCGACGAACTGACCAAGGTTCACGGCATTCGTGGAGGTGGTAGCTGCGGCTACGTCGAATTTCTGTGTCGATAGTCCATCCAGCAACGCGAAGGTCGCATCGGCCTGTCCGAGCGTAATTGCCTGACCGGAAGCAACGGCGCTCCCAACACCAACCGGATCGTTAAAGGTGTTATTTCCAGTCCAGGTGTTGTTGTCCGCCAGTTGCCCGAACGATGCCTGCTGACCAGCAGTGGGCGGGCTGAATGCGAAGTCTCCAGTCAGCCATGCGAGCGGCGATGTTCCATCCTGTCCGCGCAACACCGACAGCGTTGCGCCAGAGATAGCCGTCGCATAGACAATCTCATAATTCCCACGCGTGGCCGCATCGTTCAGCGTGATAACCAGCACCTTGCCGGCAGGAATCGATGTCGGAAGATTCTGCGTGCTGGATAGCGTGATTGTCCCCGCGCTATTCGACACCGATCCCGCCAACGTCGTATTCACGTTATTTACAAAAGTGAAGATTGTCATTCTTTAGTCACCCGTGATGCGCGAATTCACCATGTAATCGATCAGCCGCCTCACAATATGCGGAGTGCGCTAATTCTGGCGTCTCGAAAAACCCAAGATCATGCAAAACGAAATTGCACATGATTCTTGTGTGCCACTTCTTCATGCCTCGATGCCAGTAGACGCCCTTGTACCCACTCTTGTTATTGGAGGTCCTTCTTTTATTTCTAAGATTTTCCGCCCTGCTGCAAACCCGAAGATTGGTCCTTCGATTGTCCAATCTTTCGCCGGATACATGATCGACATCATTCTTGTCGCCATACTCCAATCCCATGATTGAACGGTGCATCAAAACCAAGGGGCGCTTGTCGCCCCGCCTTCCGGGGCTTGCCCTGACGGCATATCCATTGTTGTTCAAGCACCATTTGTACTTAGATAAGTCTTCATAGTCCTCGTCATCGACTATGGCGACAGCGCCCTGCGTCAAAGGAATTTCTTTCATTTTTTACCTTACGCGATCGCAATCAAGCCACCGTTATTCCAGAGCTGGTTCGTGACACCGGGATTGGTTGTTGGCAATCCGCCACCACCGAGCGCAAGCAGGCCCGATGCGGTGATAACTCCGAAATACACTGGCGCTCCGGCTCCAGAGCCGCCCGGTACGACCGCGATAGTGCCGCCGTTGTACCAGACGTCACCCGCAGAAAGGCCGCCCGGCCCGGTCGGATAGTTCAATGGGGCCGTCATCCACAGCACGCCGCCATCATTGAAGAATCCAACGCTGTTGAACGCGACGTTGTACTGAAACGGGAAGGCAATCAGACGCGCGTTCAGCAACTCTTGTAGAGCAGTGAATACCGTGTTATCGAATGACGCGATCGTGAACGTGTTACCCGATACCGTGATCGACGGCGGATTCTCGAGAACCGTGTAATCAGTCCCGTTCGCGCCGTTGAGAAAGCGGTTCACGCGGTTTTTTAGCCATCCGATAGTGAACATCTGACCGTCGCCACGGTACAGATTCCACGTCATCATCCGTTTGTAGATGTCGTCCGATGCGATCTGAGCGGTGCCCGATGTCGAATGCGAGAGACCGTTATACGGCTCCATTTCGTTGTACGGGAACTCGTTATAGCCAGCGCGCGTGAAGCTTGTTTGCGTCGAAAGAACGGGGCGGGGAATGTTATAAATTCCCTGACCGATCCAGTCCAGTAACGCCCCCGAAATGTTGGGCGACGTATAAAGGCCTAACGGCGTGTTGTTGAACCAATCTAAATAGCCCTGCGACAGCGAGTTGTATGCCGCTACGAACGCCTGAAGGCTCTCGTCGTCAGAATATTGCTGGTACAAATACGACGGAATGATCTGCTGGAGCGGAGCGGTGCTGAATGACTCTATTTGCATGCCCTTACCCCTGTGTCACTGTGACGCCGGCAGAAGAGCAACTGAAATAACCCTCCGGGTCCGAAGGAACTATGCTTGTCCCTGCGGTCGGGCTGGCTACCACGCCGTTGATGGTTATCACGAACTGCAAAGTTGTGATGTTCTGCGAAGCGATAACCGACGACACCGAATCCCGAAATGCCGAGCCCATCTCGAGCAGGTTGATCGGCTGGCCGACATAGATGGAATTAATGTACGACTGGATCGCGGGCGATGCGAGTTGCGCGACTGACGTTCCTGCCGTGAAGCTAGGCAATGTGGTATTCCACGTCACGGCAACGGTCACAGTCTGCTGCGGCGGATTTACGAACGTGACTGAGTACGTGTCGGGATTCTGGTAAAGCGAGACGGCCACATTGCGAGGGTTCGGCGTGAACTTCGCGCCGCTTGTGTAGGCTCCAAAGCCGGCACCATTCGTCGTGGTGGTAATCGTGTCGCCAGCAATCGACGCAACCGTATAGGTCAGGTTGTATGCGCTCGGCGTTGCACCCGTCACCGTGAAAGTCTGTCCAATCCCGAAACCGCTCGGCAGGTTCGTCGTGATGACAACGGGATTCGCCGCCGTCATGGTCGTGATGCCAAGTTGCGAACCCTGAAGGACCGCGATATCTGGAACGCTTTGAAGGACTGCGGTCGCCACCGAGTAGGCATCGCCGCCGCCGCAAACGATCTGCCAGCCACCCGATAACTGATTGATCGACACCAGGCGTTGCTGAACGCCAATGATCTTGCCAAGCAGCGTTTTCACATATGCGGGCGTGCCCGTAGACGCGACGATGCCAGCTTGCAGCACGCGCGCGCGATAGTCCTGCGGGCTTTCTGTCGTCGTTGCAGGCGTACCCGCTTCAGGATTCGTCACCGTGACGGCGTAGGCGCTCGGAACGGATGTGACGAGCTTCGTGACCGTGCCAGCAGGAATAGAGAATGTTCCGCTCGTAGTGGCGACAGCAAACAGTAGGGGACTGATACCGCCCGTTTCAATTACCCCGCCATCCTGCAAGCGATACTGGTTCGAACCATCGCCTACCAGAAAGCCCGGCTGGAATACATATCCTGCTGGCCCGGAGAATTGCACATAGACGCTACCGTTTGCCGCCGAACCTTGGGGCACTCCAGCCTGCGCGCCGAGTTGCGCAAGAATAAACGCGTTGGCACCGTAAGGAGTAACAGAGTTGATGCAATCGACGCGCGCCTGATCGATCGTGATAAGTGCGCCGACGTCGGTGCCCGAAATGTCATCGATCAAACCGGCCGGCAACACCGTGTAGCCGGGCGACTGCGAGGCGACATAGTTAATCAGGTTCTGATATAGAGTCGCAGCAGGGGTAGCAATCGGCCCTGCGCTCGTCATGACCAACGGTACGGTCGTCGGGCTAATGGTAGAAGCCATCTAGTCGGGCCAATAAAAAAGCCCGCCGTAGCGAGCTTGGGAATGAGGTGCCAGCGCGAGGCTGGCGCAGATTTAGCGAGCGCGGCGGCAGCCGATAAATGAGTTGGTCGAGACAGTGCCAGAAGCGAAATTGGCCTGAACAACAAGGTAGACCGTCGTTGTTGAGGCGATCGAGATTCGAGTTGTCGTCAGTGGCGCAAAGGTAGATCCATAGGGCGTTCCAGATGTTGCCGAAATCTCATAGGCACCGAATCCGCTTGTAATGGCACTCAGTGCGGAAGTTGTGGTGCTGATGCCGGCAATCAGGACAGAAGCTCCGACGCTGACTGTGTACGCTACGGTTCCGTGGCAGTCCCAGTCCCCTGCCGTAAGGCTGACGGATGTCCCGTTGACCATCGTTCCATTCGACAGCGAAACACTCGAAGTGGTATTCGATAGAAATTCGCCGACCGATCCTGCATTCGCACTGTCGTTCGTCGCCGTGCCAACGATACCGGCCGTACTTGACGGCGTAATCGTGCTGGAAGCAGTAATCGCGGAGGCTGCGAGCGTGCCAGTAACGGTCGGTCCTGCAAGCGTCGGATTAGTACCGAATACCAAGGCGCCGGAGCCGGTCTCGTTTGAGATAACGCCAGCCAGTTGAGCGCTAGTCGTCGCAGCGAATTGCGCAAGCGTGCCGCCAGTGAGGGCGAACGTTGTGCCGCAAGCCAGCCCGGTTCCGCTAGTGAATTGCAGGGCGCTATTTGCCGTGCTGCAACTCGGAATTGCTACGGCAGTAGGCGAGGCCGTCGATCCGGTGACGTTCGCCACCATCGTATTTGCGGCTTGCGTCGCGAGGTTCGATAGCGCAACCGAACCCGAAGGCAGAGTCACCGTTCCCGATGCCGTCAGATTGGTAAATGAACCGGTCGATGCAACACTGGAGCCAATCGGTCCAGGGGCTGCGAAAGTCTGCCCGCCCAATGTCGATGCGTTGACATTGTTATTGCATATGAAACCGGCTCCATATGCATAATTCAGCGCACTGGTATTCGAGTTGCAACCGCTAGGCAGACCAACTACCCCAGGGGACTGTGTGCTGTTAGACACGTTCCCGATTAACGAGTTGGGAATCTGCGGCGCAAGGCTTGACGGGCTGATTACACCCGATGCTGTTAATGTCCCATTAACCGTCAGATTGCTGACAATGGTATCGCCCGTCACCGTAAGGGCAGGAACGGTAAGCGGGCCTGTCAACGTCCCGCCAGCGATGCCGAGAACGTTCGCAAATGCGCTGTTCAGTTGGGCTGCGGTCAGAATCTGGCCGGGATTGAACTGTGCATGAGCCGCAGAACACGAGAACAGCAACAGGAATGCTAGGCGTCTTATCATGCTAGTGTCGATGTTCCGAGAATGAACGTGCTATCGAGTTGCGGAGCGACGATTGACGAATCCACATAGGGCGTCAGGATCGCGCCGTTGTGGCAAACAGCCGTGACCTGGTAGACAGGCGGGAAAATGTTCTGCTGGCGGGTTATGGTCAGCGACGAGAAATATGGTGCGAACTGCTGCTGGATATTGTTCACGTAGAAGTCGGGCAGCACTTGCGTGACGATCGTCTGATACTGCGGGATTCCTGTATTCGAGTAAAACGGGCTCTCACCGAGATTCAGTTTCAGCGCCTGTGCCAGAGTAGTCAGCCAGCAATTGTCGTCATACCCTGCAGCATCGGTTGTTACTTCCACCCACGTTTTTGTGCCATCCTGATTGGAAATTCTTCCCCACGTGCGCATTGTCATCTCCCGGCGAATGCGCCATTTAAGCTAAAGAAGGGCATCATGAAAAACCTGTTTGCTTCCCTGTTATTCCTCGCCGCCACGTGTGCGCAAGCGTTCCCGGCTGGCGTCCCGCAGAACTGTCAGGCTCCTCTCGCGCACGACATGGAAATGTCGAACATTCCCTATCTGCTGGAACTAGGACCGCAGTCGGCAAAAATCACGCGCATCGAGAACGTGGCGGGCACGCCTGCGTACGAATACCTTCCGGGTCTCTACAGGATTGATTGCTACGTGACCGTGCACTGGAGCAATGGCACGGTGGATTTCATGCACAAATTCAGCATGTGGGAGGATCGCTACGGTGGGCTCAAGGGCACCTATTCGGTGCGCTAGTTGATCGGCGGATCGGTCTGAACCTTGGCGCCAGGACCAGGGAAATAGCCGTGTGTATGATCCTCGTAGCTATCACCGTTGATCAGCAGGCCCGAGCCGTTCAGCACGATAGTCTGTGATCCGAATGTCATCGTTATGCCGGTAGCGTCCAGCACTAGCGACGTCGTGCCATATGTCAGCGTCACGCCCTGCTGATTGACGACCGCCGACGAAGTAATGCCCTCTGTCGTTTGAGCGATTACGCCATTCGGCCCCTGCACCTGCGCCGCATCGGGATCAACGGGGCCGGAGCCAGCATTACTCACCGGCACAAACACAAGGGCGCTCAGATTGCCGGGACGCGTCAGATTCGCAACGCCACCACCAAGACCGGAGACGCCGCCGAGATATGCATCGGCAGGCATCGTCACGCCCTTGTCGCCCACTTGCGTAGGCATGCGAATCCAGTTGCTCTCTGCCTTCGGGATGGTGATATTCGGTAGCGTGAGCGGTGTTGCATTCACTTCAAACGCAACGGTGACAATCGCGCCGTCTACGCTCACGACACGACACGGGAGCGCCCGGCCAGTGTTCGCAATCGCCTGCTGCGCCCGGTTGATCGCCAACTGGTTCGCGTTCTTCTGAACCCATAGCTTCGCGTAGTTATTAGCCATTTGGATTCATGATGCAGTTGGCAATCGTCACCCACTGCGACGCATCGGCGGAACGGAAATTGCCGATCTGGCGCAGTTCATTGACGATGAAATTGTTCTGAAACGTCGTCTCGTACTTGACAGTCGAGGGAGAGGCGCTTTGCCCCGTCGTCACGAAGCCCGGCAGGTTCTGCAACCCTTCCGGCATTCTGACGAGTCCGCCCATGACGAGATCGGCTCGAGCGACCATTTTTAACTGGATCGTATTGACCGCGATCCACGTCGGCTGGCCGACGAAATCGGTAAAAACAAGCTGTATCGGTGCGGGCGAATACGTCGTATCAAACACGACTATCTTGCCGCCCTGAATCCCGATGTTCACGCGGTTATCAAAAACGCCCTCGGTAATGTCTCCAACCATTTGCGCGAGCTGGTCGAGCGTGCCGCAGACGTGAATCTCGTCATAAGCCTGAACGAGGTCCGCGCTGATATTCATCGTGATAGGCGTGTTCGGATACGCCACATCAAGCGTCTGGCGCAGGGCATCGGACAGCGACATGCCCGCGCGCCAGTTCAGGACGAAATTCCCCGGATTATCCACCGTGTAGGCGGCCGGGATGATAACGAAGTCCAGTGTCTGCTCAAGCCCCTCCCAGTTGCCGAAGCACTGGAATACCTGGCCCCTCATGATCGTGCCAGCCTGAGCCGGATTGACCAGCGGCAACCCCGCCTTCATGCCCGCCTTCAGTTCCAGATTCATGCCCGCGAACTGCTGCGGCTGCGTCAGGTCTTTCAGCGATATGCCGTGGATGGAGACGGTCGAAGCGCCTGAAGGCGTTCCATACGGTGCGATCAGTGCGTCATAGTCAATCTGCAACGCGGCAGGATCATATATCCCGCTAGGGTGCGATGTCCACGTTCGGATTGGCGTCGTGCTGCCTTGCGGGGTGAGCGTGATTTCGTAGTAACGGCTCACGGTACGATCTCAAAGTTTCCGGTATCTTCGCGATACAAAATTGTTGAACTGGAAAACACGCCCGGCGCCAGATAGATGTCATAGCTCAGCGGCGAGCCGACCATCGCGCCCGACCATTTCACGTTTCCCGAAGAATCGACAATGGTGAGATACCAGCGTTGGCCGGTGATGTTCCATGTCACATTCCCCGCATAGCTTGCCCCGTCAAGCGTCAACGAGGCGGAGAAGGGCGGCGACGACAGGTTATTGGGCGTGAATGGGATCTTCGTCACAGTGAACTCGAACGTGTGTATAATGTACGCATGAAACGACTAAACTTTTTCCTCCCGGAGCAGGTCATCGCCGCTCTACAGGCCCTGTCAGAAAAAACAGGTTTGACGGTCAGCGAGCACATTCGCCGCGCTATCGACGCGTATCTGAAGAAGAACAAATGAATCCGAATTGCGGAATTTATGCCATAACAGGGCCGAATGGCAGGCAATACATCGGACAATCGGTTTCTATACACAGAAGATGGGGCGAACATAAGAGCCACTTACGATGTGGCATCCACCACTGCCGTTCCCTTCAGAACGCATTCAACAAGTATGGCGAGGCTGCCTTCTCGTTTTCAATAATTGCCGTAACTGAACCACGCCAACTTAACGACGTCGAGCAATTCGAAATAGACAGAAGACCAAGATACATGCTGTACAACGAAGCCTTATTCGTTGTGGCTTCCATGAAAGGAAGGCGACATACGCTGGAATCAAGGGAAAAAATGTCTAGATCCCTTCTCGGGATGGACCCGGAGAGGAAGAAGGCCTTCCGCGAAAACTTATCAAAATTAAAGACTGGATCAAAGCATTCCGCTGAAGTGCGCGAAAAAATGTCCATTTCAGCAAAAAATAGAGGTCCTCAAGCCAGGGCAAATATGGCAAGAAATGGCGAGGCGAATGCAAATTGGGGGAGAACTGGCAGCAAACACCCTAGATCCCGATCGGTAATGTGCATAAACAGCGGCATGATATTTGAGAGTTGCGAAGACGCCGCGAAATGGTTGCGATGGAATGGTCACCCGAAAGCCCAAAAATGCGCAATAAGTTGGGCGTGCTCCGGTAAATTCTCAACCGCCTACAAACAAGCGTGGTGTTATCTTGAGGACTACAAAGGCGACGACAAATATTGGTTGACTACTCCAGCTATGCCAGTCACGTTAGAAACCGCATTCTGCGCGGCCGAGCCAATGGCAACAGAAGCATTTGACCATATTGAAGATCCAGCTGACGTCGCCGGGGTTACCTGAGATCCGCTAGATAGCCGACTCATGAGGTTGTTATAGGCCGTGGTTGCCTGTTGGCCGGTTATTAAAGGCTGCACAAAGTCCAGTTGATACTCTATCTGCTGTTGGTGACCTCCGCCGCCAGTGGCATCAGTCATTGCCACAAGAATGCAATTCTTGTAGATATATGCTGGGGTTGCTATGTGATAAGTGCCGCCCGATGCGTTATGAGCGCGCAGCGAATTTTGCAGGCTTGTGAAAATAGCTGTTTTGCTCAAGTACCCAGCCGCGTCCTTTACCGGTGCCAGCATCCTGAGGCTGATATTGAGCGGCTGTTGAATCGTCGCGTTGGCTGCTGTAACTTGGTTAGCGAACGGATACGTCGCCACCTGCTGGGTGATCAGCGTTGAGCCGGGAATGGGCACGAAGCGCGCAAAGAAATCGCTGCTCGAAAAGCCGTTCGACAACGCGCCTTGCAGGAATGCCGCCGACTGCCCGACAAGCGCGATGATCGGCAGCATTCCACCCAGCGTATTCGACGCGATCCCGTCAACCAGGATGATGGGGCTCACCTGGAACGCGAGGTCATAGGCGAACCTCGTAGCGTCGGCTTGTGTGCTCATATCAGTGCGGCGCCGCGTTCATTGAAGTCGCCACATTGGCGGCCGTCGAGTTGGTGATGTTGATGTTGACGTTCTGACCTTGCCGCAACATGAGTTGGGTAATCTTCGCGATGTAGTCACGTGTCTCGCGAGGTGCATGCGACTCCCAGTTCTGTCCGTTCTTCGCAATATCCTTGTCCAGATTGCCCATGCCCCAGTTGTAGGCAGCGAGGGCTTTGCGGACATCTCCGCCGTATCGCTTCAACAGAAAACTGTCGTACCGCCGCGCAGCATCCTGAGAATCGGCGAGATTGTTGACGTTTCCGCGCCCCCACTCCTTCCAGGTGTCGGACATGAACTGCATCGGACCCTGCGCACCCTTGGGCGACAGCAGTTTCTTGCCGCGCGCCGATTCAACCGTGTATTGCGAGTCCACAATGCCAGCGAGCGTCGGCACACCCATCGTCCCTGACTGGAACGAATCAACGGTCGCCGAAGACTGCCCGCGTAGCCAGTTGCCTAGTTGACGAAGACCGCTAGTCACGCGTCCCTCGTTAGGCTGCACAACGCCCGGATTTTCAAGAGCATCCAGCAAGCTCTTGGCTTCAGGGCCGGCAACCTTGAGCAGATTTATCGCCGCCGCTGCCGCCGCGCCACTAAGAGTTTTCAACTCCGGACTAGCTTTCGCAAGCTGACCGTTAAACTCATTCATGACCTGCGCCCAGTCAGACTTGAGCGCGGCCTTGACGTCGGACGCCTGATCGGCTGTGCCTTGATCGACCTCGTTCCGCTTGGCGTCGGCGATCTCTTTCTGCTGCGCCTTCATCCAGTCGCTATCGGTATAACTCGCGCCTGTCCGAAGCTGCTGCTGAGAAAAGAAATCGGTGAAACCATAGGCCTGTGCCATAGAGGCCGCTGGCATCCCGGACTTCTGCCAGTCACGGTACTTACCACTCGCCGATCGAGCGAAGTCATATGTCAGTTGCTCAGCATCCTCGTTCTGGATCTGTTGCGGCGTCAGGCCAGCAGCGATCATCGCTCGCCATTTGCTGACATCGCCTTGCGCGTTTGCCACGTTGCCGAGGTCGGATGCGCCTAGGCCGAACTTTTCGAAGTTGGCAGAGAACGCCTGCGTTTGGCCGATCTTCAGGCCTAGTCCGCGAGCCTGAACATTCTGGCCCGCAAGGGTGCTCGTGGCTCCGTAGATTGCCGCTATGGTCGAACCAATGCCACTCGCACTGACCGTGCCGAGCTTGAGCAACACCGAGCCCATGCCAGAGATCGACTTGTGCATGGCCGCAGATGCCTTCTGCATCCGGGTCATCTGGATCGCGCCGTCCTTGGCCTTGGTGTTGAATTTGTCCTGCACGCCGGTTGCGCGCGCCATTGCCTTCGAAATGGCATCAGCCTGAATGGCTGCGATCATCATAAATTCTTTGGACGACTTGGACGACTTCGAAAAGTGGTCCATGGGGTCGTTGGCATCATCAATCGCGCCAACGACCTTAGCCCAATCCTCCGGCATTCCCTCAAGCTTCTTCTGGTACTCCTGAAAGAGCCCATGAAACTCGCGGAATTTCGAGTCATCGACGTCGATCTGGATAACGCTTTTTGCAGTCATTGTCGTTTCGCAGATTCGATTAGATATCTTTGCCGGTATTCCAGCGCCGACCGGTAGGGCGTCTCATACCGCTCAAAGGTCTCGACAAACCCCTCGCCAGTGATATAGCTCAGGATGGAATCGAGGATGCTGCCGGTCTCGTAGGTTCTGCCGGCGTCGAGTTCGGCAAGGAGGCGATGAACGCCGTAGGTGCCAATGATGTAATCGACGCACCCAGCATGGAAGCGACTGCCCTCGCCGTCGTCTCGCGATCGGCTTTGCGGGCCATCGCTAAGTGACAGGTAAAAAAAACAATTTCCGAAAGTGCCTCCTCCCAATCTTCGGAGTCGATCTTTTCGGCAGAGATTGCGGTGTCGATGGGGAGCATGTCCCAGCCGTGTTGACCTGGGCAAAGAACCATCGTCAGGCGCCTGAGTTCCGCGAAAAGCGCGGGCGTCTCATCGTCGCGGACATTGCCGGTCTCATCGAACGAACCGCGAGCCGCCGCATCCTTCCGGCCTTCGTCGCGAAGTGTCAATGCCGCGATGCGCGGCCCCGACGACATCAGGTAATGCGATCCCCGGCTGGCTAGTGCGGACTTGGTCGCCGACAGGACGCGGTAGTTCTGTTCAAAAACTTCGCGCGAAATCGGGCTGTGGAAAGCCCAGAGCTTCACGACTTCTTCAGTCATGTCCTTGCCGTCCACTTTCTTCGTGACAGTTTCCGTCACGATCGGTAGGCAGAGGTTCCGCTTCTCATCAATTTTCACGTCAATCCTTTTTTGACCCTTAAGGAAGGTGCTGCGGCAGCCGGTAAGGTGCCAGCGTTTCGGGTCGCGTCCCTAGCCGCAGCAGAGCACTACATCAGATGAATGACCACAGGTCGGAGTTGATGTTGAACGTTCCGCGCAACGTCAGGCGCACGACAGGATCGGTCCCGTCATACGCGCCAGGGCTGATCGTGCGGATCGCTGTATCGCTTAACGTGATCGCCGGAAAAGCTGACGTGTCGCTATGGATCGTCACATCGCCGAGAACGCCCGTAGCCTGAGCCTGAGTCAGCCAGGCAGACGACAGTGTTTGCGACCGCAGCAAACCGACCGTGATGGAGGCCATCACATACGGCTCGGGCGAGTTGACGACGCCCGTTCCCGTTTCGACCTGGTGAACGAAATCGCCTTCGAATTCAATGTGCGCGAACGACTTGCCCATGTTCTGGGCCTGGATATTCAGCGTCGGAGTCGCAGACACAACCACATGGCATCGGACACGGTTCAGCGGTCCAGCAATGAGATAAGGATTAGCCATTTAGTTTTCTCCTTAGCCCACAAACTGGATAGCGTCGAGCTGGAATGTGATGGATAGGAATCCATTCTGACCAACAACATTCGCCGAGAAGCCGTTATAGATCCCGTTGTTGTAGTCGTTCGGATTCTCCTTCGTGTACTGAGCGAACGGCACTGCATTAACTACAGCGCTCAACGCGCATCCGAACTTGACAGCCGAATCAGCGATGTTCTGCGCGACCGCCTGAAGCGTGTTGATGCCGGGCTGGCCGTACAGCAAAGGCGGGTTTGTGTTCGAGCCATTCAGGACTGCGTTTGCGAGCGCCTGTTTGACCTGGACGCGGAACCAGTCGATGCCGTACCACCACGAAGCCTGCTCGCCATCCATGAACGTGCCCTTGAACTGCGAGGCAGTCGATACACCGCCTTCAGCGCCCGTCAGAATCAGGTTGCCGTAGTCGGTCAGGACCGTGTTGATGCTGGTCTGGTTGCCGTTCTGCGACCACGGCGTAACGCCATACACCCAGCGGAACGCCATCGGTGCGAGCGGGTTAGCCGGGCCCGGATTGTTCACCAGCCACTGATAGAAACAGGCTGCGGCCTGCTGCTCCGTACTGGCAGCAGTCGGGCTAGGCACAACCGCGAACACCGCTTTATTCACGGCGTAGTTCGGCAGATTCGATACGGTCGTCGTGATGAAGAAATACGTTTGCCCGCCCGGGCTTTCGTAGTTCGCCGTCATCGTATTGAGTGCGGCCGACGAAGCCAGATCCCATGCGGGCGGGATCAGGTACGCGTAGAACACCTGCGGATTGCTGTTACCAGTGATCCACGTATTCAGGGCGGCGATCGACGTTGCGGCGGTGGTCGCGCTACCCAATTCAAGCACATAAACGCCGACCGTCTGACCCTGCGCGAAGAACGTCGTCGCAGACGTGTTGACGAATGCTGAGCCGGGCGGCGTGTACGTGCCCGGCGTGGTTTCGGTGCCGGGATTCGTGGCGATAGCGAACGTGAAGGTATTCGCGCCCGTCACGGTTGCAACGTAGGTGCCGTTGTATGCAGCAGGGACCGCGCCGGTAATCGTCGTGGTGAACGACTGGCCGGTTGACAGCGAAAGCGCAGCGGTCGTCGTGGCCGTGGCCGTGCCGCTGGACCACGAGATGCCGGTCAGGGCGAGCGGCGCAGCGAGAATCGCCTGAGCCTGCGAGAGATTGCCGCAATACTGGTACGTGCCAGCGGTGAGAGTAGTGCCGCCCGCCGACACAATCGCACCACTCTGCTGAAGTTGGGAGACGGTCGGCGCGCGCGTGACGGTCGTATTGACAGTCACAATCGTCGGAGTGATCGTTGTAGCCATGTGGGCGGACTCTGGGGATTAATCGAACGAGACAGCTACGACATTCGTGCCCGCCTGCACAACGATGCCTGCGAGACAAGGAAAGTTGAGGTCGATGATCGAGCCGGCCGCCATTTGGGCCGACGTAAAAGTGGCTACGATGTTGCCAGTCGCAACACCAGCAGTCGTTGCAATGTCATTTACCGTCAATGCTGCAGCGGTGCCGCTTACTGCAACGATCTTGCAGATTCGACCGGGCGATCCCTTGACCAGAAATGTTCCGGTTTTGTTGAGGGTGTTTGCCGAACCGCAACCCGTCAGCAGATTGCCGCTGGCATCCATCTGAAGCGGGGCGCTCTTGTTCGACGTGTTGATTGCTACATTGGCCTGAAGCGGACCTTGGGGCATGTAAAGCTCCTGAAAATAAAAACCCCGCTCAAGGCGGGGTAGGTTGGTTGCAGCAGAGCGGTATGCCCGCTAGGTGGTAATAGAACTGAATCCGGCCGACAGGATCAGCCGGCGCGCGATCGCATCCGCCGTGGACTGGAAATACCAGGCGTCAATGTCGATCGTCTTTTTCATCGCAATCACGTTCATTTCGGATTGCGTGCGTTTCTGGTCCTTGATAGCCGGCGAGTTGCCGAAGCCGAACTCATTACCGTCCATCGAGTACTCAATCAGCGATACCAGATACTGGATTGCCTTCTGATTGTTGAAGCCATACAGCGTCAGCCGCACGTGGTCTTTCGCCAGTTGTGTGCTGGGCAGATCGTGAAGCGGAGCAGGCGATCCGGCTTCGGTCGTACCGGGCCAGCCATACTCCGGGAAGGACGGCGCCTCTGTCATGTCGGGTTCGATGTGCGCCGTGATGTACGGAGGCACAACGTTCGCCGGCACGAGAAAGGACGGGTAGACCGGAGCGAAACTGTTCTGACCCAACCAGATCGGCAGGCTGTTCGAGACAATAGGCTCGGTCGGCAAGTCTGCCGCGCTGTCGATCAGTTGCGACGAAAGCGCCGGGTAGACGGCGTTGCCGAGGTAATGGAAAAGATTCGCCTGCTCGTAGAACGAACCGCGAGCATTGAATGCGAACCGGATTCCCTCGAACGTGCCGATAAACAGGTCGGTCGGCGCCGCTTCGTTGAAGCTGTCGATCTGGCTTAGTGCCGTGAAGATGACGCGATTGACATTCAGCGTTTCATCTTCGTTCTGTTGCTGGTCGGTCGAGTAATGCAGCGAGCCTTGAACCGATGTTACGACGCCAGTGTTGACCCAGAACACGTAGCCGTCTGCGGGCAGCACAATCTGGCTGTACTGCGTGAATTCGACCGTCTGGTTAAGCGAGAGCGTGTTGACGCCCGCAGCCAGCGTACTCGCCAGTTGCGACTGGTTTCCAAGTGACTCGGCGATCGACGGCATCAAGACATCCAGGCTATAAAATGAGCGCTATACATGCCGGTATCCACAAATGACTCTCTGCGCGGGTTGCCCTTGGCATAGGGATGCTTCAGGCGGTGATTCACTCCCTTCATGGCTGCCTGAGTCGGCACGCCTTCGACGCCCATATGTTCGATTGCGCCGGTCGCCAGAAACTTCTTGAACATCGCCGTAATCGCGGATTCGGCAGTGGCGAACGGATTGGCGCTCGGTGCGCCGCCCATCATCAGAGTCTCGAGCGCGCCGGCCATCGACGTTTCCAGTTCCTTCGCGATGTCAGGCAAGTGGGCGAACGCGAACGTATCCATCACTCCGTACTTCGCCTCAAGGATTTCCGCGACGTCGCCGGTCGTTTGCGTGCCTGCGGTTGACTTTGGCTTGACAGGCTTGTTCGCTTTGCCCTTTCGTGGCTTTGCTACCTTTTCAGGCTTCGCCTCGTTGGCATACGGTACGTCGATAGTGCCGAGGTTCAACGTGAGACGATGCGGTGCGTTGCGAACGAAGACCTTGGGTGCCGAATAACTGCCGCCGCCATCGGCCTGTTCTGTCGCATAGTCTCTGGCGGCTGCCATAGTTCACCTTTAACTGAGGCCCCACGAAGTTCCCCATTCCGACTGCATGGCAAGCCATTGCCGCGCGTAGGGATCCTTGAGCATCTGAAGCTGGCCGATCGTGAGACCCTTCAGGAATTCGGGAGCCAGTAGCGATTCAGATGTCGATTCGTCAGCGCTGGACTGGATTGTTCCACCGATAAATCCTGTGATATTCCACGTCTTTCGCAAGTCAGCGAAGAACGTTTGTCCCGGCTGGTCTGGGCACCAGTTGATCAGAAACGATGTCGCCAGCAGATAGACGGCGAAGCAATAAAAATCCTGCCCGACTACCCGCAAGACCTTCAGCGTCATCTGCTCGGAATAACTGAGCGCCCACGAAAGATAGGGGCTGCTTGACGGCAGGGCAGCCGCAGGAATGCCAGCCACGTCCATCAGGAATGTGTAGAGGTCTGTCGTGTTGGGCGTGGCCTGGGTCTGCCAGGGAGCAAGCCCACCCTCTCCAGGTAGAGGCGGAAAGGGTGGCATTATCAGTTCCTGCGCGGGCGACCGCGCCCACGTGTTTCAACCGTGATGGTTTCGGAGAAACCGGGTTCCTTGCCGGGCGAGGCTAGCTCCTTGACCTCGACATCGAGCGTGTTCAGACCGTTGCCCGCATCCTGAGCCACTTGCGACAGTGAATGCGTGATGACCTGAGCCACTTCCTTGCGCGTCTCCAGCCCGCGCTCCTCGAGAACCTTGTCATTGTTCTCGACGGTGTACATGATCTTGTGGACGTCGATCGGCTTGTCGAAGCTGTAGCAGATGCCAACAAAATGCTTAGTCCGGTCGATCTCGTTCACGTTGATGAGGCCATACGGCTCATGCTGCAAGATGATTGCGCTGAGTTGATCGAGCGGCGCATCGCGCCACACCATGATCTGCGAGCCGATTTCGATGTCCTGTTTCGTCAACTGCTTCTGCTCGGGAGCGTGATACAGAAACTCGTGACGTTGCTTGGTGCAATTTGCCAGATACAGCTTTGCCATGATTTTCCCTGTAAAAAAAGAAAAGGCCCGGAGGCCTTTGGTTCCCTGTATGAAGGCTGCGGCAACACGTACAGGGGGACGTGCTTTCAGTTGGCCCAACCTAGCCGCAGCACAGACGTAAAAAAAGCGCCCTAGGCGCCCTTGTTTTGCTTACTGCTTTCCGGCTTAGTACGGCGCGGAGATGATGCTGAGTGCTTCGGGTCGAACTGCCCATCCCGACGTCGCGCGAAGCTCCGACGTGATGTCGATCGCGCCGCCCGGCAGCGGGCACGGAAGCTCGCGGGGAGCGGCCATGTCCATGTATTGCAGATTGCAGGCTGCGAGTCCCGGCGTGATCTTCGCGAACTCGTTCGTGTTGAGTTTGTTCGCGATCGGCTTCTTGACTTCAGGAACCGTGATCATGATGACGTCCGTACCGCCAGCGCCCTTGCCAACGAGCGTGTCATCCGTCACCCAGATAATCTCGTCGCCATTCCAGCCAGCGGCGACATCAACCACGTGAGCCGGCGAGCCAGAGCCCGCGCCCGGACGCTGGAACTGCGTCAGCTGCACGATCTGATATGAGAGCATCGTCATGATGCGCTGCGTCGTGAGGATCGTGACACGCACAGGAATGCCGACCTGCATCGTGCGCACCTTGACCGCCGCAATCTGGTTCAGGACGAACTGAGCCAGTTGGCCGCTATCGTACGTGCTGACGTTCGTATTGCCGTTCGAATCGGCCGGCAGGTTGAGCGTCGTAGCGCCCTGCGTGTTCAGCATGCCTTCGCCGTTAGCCGGCGTGAAGCCCTGCAGCAGACCGGTACGCAGTTGCTGGAAGATGCCCTGGCGCATGCCGAGACGTTGAGCCTCGACAATCGAGATGCCCCATCGGCCCATGGCAGCCGTATCGTGGTGGTCATACTCGGCGCGCACGCGCAGCAGGTAGGTCGGCGTGCTGATCATGTCATTGGTGACCGACACGCCAGGCAACAGATTGCCCGCCGACTGACCCGCATTGACCTTCGTGCGGATGTCCAGGTGTTTGATGTAGACCTGAAGGTCGCCATCGCTGAGGCGAACCATCGGGTCGCCACCGGCCAGAACTTCGAATGCCCCGGATGCCTGCTGATACTGCGTCAGGATCTCGGGAACCATGTACGACGGGTTCTGGATTACATAGCTCGAGGCAACGTTAGCCATTTTCGCTCCTTAGATTTGAATAACGGCAACGTTGCCGGACGTGTTCCAGTTCGCCGTCAGGAGCGTCTGGTTCCAGGCGACGGTCTTGCTGCCGCCCATGTTGATTTCCAGCACCTTGACCGGGAGCGCTCCGATACCGTAGTTCAGTACGATCGTGCCAGTCAGTGCGCCAGTGGCGATCGCGCCCGAAGCCGCCGTGATCTGGAAGCTGAAATGCTGGTTATCGGTGAACGATGTCACGACCTGATTGCCGTTGACGAGCGCTGCGCCCGTACCCGTCACGCCGCTGATGTTGATGTAGTCGCCAACAGCGCCAACCGGCGATGCTGCGGCCATCACAACTGCGAACGTGTAGACGCCGCTTGCATAAGACGAGGTGATCGACGTAACCGAATAGGTCGCGGTCGAAGCGTCATACGGTTGCAGAACCTGGTTGTTGAAGTCCCACGAAACCTGCTGGTTGATCAGGCCGCCTTGCAGCGACTGGAGCGAGGCATCGCAGGCAACCGGGATGATTGCGCCCGAGCCTAGGCGGAAGAACGGAACCGTGCCGCCCTGACCAACGATGGGTACCTTGTTCTGCGGCCAGTTGACCATCGCGTGGCCTTGGTTGAACACGCTGAAGCCCGTCAGATTGGCAATGGCGGTAGCGCGACCCACGCTGGGGCCAGTCGCATTGCCATAGCCGGGATTCGGCATGTCTTCGAAAATCGCGACACCGCCCCACATCGGCAGGGATTCGGTGGACGCGAGCACGCCATTGACGAGTTGGTAACGCGTGGCCGGCTGGTCGTAGGCGCTGCCCTGGACAAACCCTTCCGACGCCACAGAGAACGAACCAGCAGCGTTCGTCGTCGACATCGGGTTAAACGAGACGAAGTTGCTCATTCCTTAGTTCCCTTTCGAAATACCGACTTGCTTCATCGGAATGGTTTTGAACTCGCCCATCCAGGCGTTCGCGTCACCCACGAACGTGCGGACCAGTTGCCCGTTCGCGTCGCGCTTCTCGATTGCGCGCAGGGTGCCGGCAGGCAGATCGACCGGGTGCGATGCCGTAACGGCTGCATCGGCGTAAATCTGCTTTTCTGCGATTTCCACGGCTTCGGCGGGGAGGGCGCTGATATCGACGCTCTTCCAGTTCGCGCTGTGCTTCTTCAGGTTCGAAGCGAGACGCTTGCGGTACGACAGAAGGTCTTCGCCACGCAACGGACGCGGAGCGGAGTCGCCAAACGCGGAATACACGCTGTCCGCTTTCGCCTGGGCATCTGCCATTTCCGCATAATCGGAGTCCGACAGTTCCTTGGGCATGCGCGACTCGAGATCAGCAATTTTCTTGCGGGTCTCTTCGGCGTCGGCCTTGGCTGCGGCTTCTTCCTTCTCGCGCTTTTCTTCCTCTTCAGCATCGGCCTTCGCCTTCGCTTCGGACTCTTCCTTTTCCTTGGCTTCGGCGTCGGCCTTGGCCTTTTCTTCGGCGCTGAGCGATGCGTCTGCTTTCGCCTTCATGCTGGACTCAATCGAATCCATGCGCTGCATGACGCTATCCATGAACTTCTGGAGCTTTTCATCAGCGTCGGCCTTAGCCTTGGCCTCACTGTCAGCCTTTGCTTTCGCTTCGGCCTCATTCGCCTCGGCGTCCGCCTTGGCCTTCAGTTCTTCTTCAGTCATTTGAATTTCCTGAACGATGTTGGTGGAAACGCCTGACGGCGGGCCGCCTTTATCCCACACGCCCTGTATGCAGATCGCTACATGGTCGAGCAGGCTGGGTTTTCCCTCAATCAAGAGGGACTCACCATCCTCAAGCTTGATGGTGCTATTTACTGCCTGGTCACGGAAAACCACGGTTGGAGACGTGGAGAGTTGGTGCTTCTCCATGATTTCCGCTGCCGTGGCGTCGTAAACTTTTGCGATTCCCCACACCTCTTTCTCTTCGAGTTTGAGATAGGGGATGAATATTGATCCGATCGTCCGTTCAACGAATTCTTTCGAATTGAGCGATGCTTTTTCCGGGTGCTCACAGATGACCGTCAGGCCATTGCAGCGCGCCAGAAATTCGTCGTTCAGATAGAGATCGGGATTGCGGAAAACAAATTCTTTGTGCGCCGATCGGTAGGCAACCCCTGTGCCGGTGATACGGATGTTGAAGAGCCAGACGTTCTCGTATTTCTGCGGAGACGGCAATTCGCCGGCCACCATCGCACGAGCCAGATCAAGCTCATTCATCTTTAGCGGGTTGACGGCATCCAGCGCGCCAGATTCGAGCGTCATCAGCGAACCCGGATGCATCGGCTCGGGATATTCTCCCGGCGTCGCCCACATCCAGTCCGTGTTTTCGTCGCAGAGCGTCGGCGTGAACTCGGTAACAGCCTTGCCAAACGTCGTGAAGGCAACGGCGCCATCGTCGGTGAACGACAACTGTCTGAGCGCGCCGACCGGCAGGTACCCGGTTTCCTCTGCGCACTCGCGGACTGCGGCTTGGTCGGGCGTCTCGCCTAATTCCTGTTTGCCACCAGGGAAGGCCCAATGGCCCGGATAGGCTCCGCCGTCGCCGCGTTTAAGCAGCAGCACCTTGCCGTTCGCAATGAAGGCGATACCAGCGGCGTCGATTTTCTCGGCGTCTGCCGCGACAAACTCTTTGCCTACCTTCTCAGGAATGCCGAGCGTGGAGTGCCCATGCGCCGCAGCTTCCATAGCGCGATGCTGCGCTTCACTTACAGAGGGCATAATTTATCTCTTCATTGCGGCGATCTTGGCGCGGACTTCAGCAAGTGATTCCTCGCCTTTGCGGGTGATCATTTCGGAGGGGAGGTCATGCAGATTGTATAAATATTGATACGAGCACGAACAAAAAACTTCTTCTCCCGGCTTCGTGATCTGATCGGTGTATCCGTCTGGACCGGCCTTCATCAGTCCTTTCTCGATCGCCCAATTACCGCGAATCGCATAGACCTTTTGGTCGCGCTCTTTGTGATCTTCCCGGTAGGAATACCCGCGACGCCTCCATTGGCTCGCCCACTTGCCCGCAATCGCTCCGCCGTCGGTAGCGATAACGTCATTGAGGCTTGACACGAACTTCATGCCCTGGTCAATCACGCAGCGCTTTTCCTCGAACGGAAGCGACGTCAACGCCTTGCGAATGTTCTCCTTGACGTCCTTCGTTTCAATCGCGCGGCTACCGCCAGCAGGCACAGACGAAGCCCAGCCAGCAAAGCGCTGTGTCGTCTTCTCGACCATCTGCTGGCGATTCAGCTTGATCAGGTTGCGTGACACCATGAGGCGCCGGTCAAGTTCTGCCTGCAGTTTTGGCTTCAGCCGCTCAACCGTGAAGCGCGGAACGCCGGGATGCGACTTCAGGATTTGCCCATCATCAATCAAGCGCTTGTACGTGCCCATCAGAACGCGCGTCAATTCCTCATTGAGCACGCTTTCCGGGGTGAGCGTCTGGGCGGCTGCGTGGCGGATTTTCTCGACCCAATAGTTCAGTCGCTCTACCGAATCAAAGCCAAATGATTCAAACTCGCGAATGGCCTCGCTGATCGTCTGGTAGAAGGATTGAGCCATCAGGTTTTCGAGTTGAACGGCGCCGGTTCTTCTGGCTCCTTGGCGGGCTCAGGCGGCACATAATTCTTCAGCGCCTCAAAATCCAGTATCAGCGGATGCTGAAGCAGGGTCTTGCATTCATTGAAGTTGTCCGCCGCCCACTTGATGAGGATGTCCTTGTTCTCAGGGTCAAGCTCGGGAGACATCACCTCGAGCATGGCGATGATCGCCTTCAGCTTGACGTCATCCGTCTTGGCTTTCTCGCTCTCGGGTTCCTCGAGCAGATTGGGCCATTCCGTGTGGAATGCGTTGATCCAGTCGTACAGGGCTTTCGTGTACGGGATGTTCTTGTATTCTGGAAACTCAGCCTGCACGCGCTTGTAGAACTCGGGATTCCACGCACGCCGCATGACCAGCGGATCGAAGAAGTCGTACAGCGGCTTCATTTCCTTGCGGACACCGCTGATATACCGTGCGATGTCCTTGGCGTCTTCCGTACCCTCGCCAAAGCCTTCGGCGTACGATTCAGCCAGCAGCAACTTGGCCGGCATCTTCGCGGCAGAGGCAATGTTCTCGATGATGTTCTTGCGTGCCGTTGTCATTGCGACATCGGTGTTCTGCATGTTCAGCGTCTCGATCGCTTCCTCAATCGAAATGCTGAGAACGTTACCGGTCTTGCCTTCCTTGATCAGATGCCGCTTGACACCCGTCAGCATCTGCATTGCATTGTCGATAATGCTGCCAGGCGATTTCAGCTTGGCAACAATCAGCCCCGCCTTGAGCGTGACCAGATCGTCGGTGATCAGGCTTTGGATGAAGCTCTTGAGCGGAAAAATCGCTCGCTGGTAGACCGACCGGCCAACGTATCCAAATGCGGAATTCGTATAGCCGAGGTAAATCGGGTTCTCATTCATCACCACGCAGGCGCGCGAACGGTGATATGGCTGGCCGGCAACAGAGATCGCCGCGTGTTTCAGGAAGTCCGGCGCGTTGGGGTCCTGGTTCAGCACAAGGCTGCCCGCCGTGTTGAGCGGGTCCAGAACATTGAAATACACGTCCAGAGACGCTAGAGCCTTGGGGTCGATCGGCCGATTTGTCGGCACACCCTCTGCACCGACCGCGACCGACGAAACGCCGTACACGCGCGACAGCACCTTCGTATTGAAGATGAGGTCGCCCACGTTGAGCGCGTCCCACTCGCTCTCGAAAGCCTCCTTGACCATCGATTCAGGCGAACCTGGAATCGTGACAATCCGGGGCTGGCTCATCGCCAGTTCAACCGGCAATTCGGCCATCTTCGCGCCGAGCGGGTGGTACAGATAGATCAGCTTGCATAACTGATAGCTGACGTCTAAGCCGGGCTCGATCTCATCGGACATCATGATTTCGGCGAGCGACGATCCGAGCGACGATCCGGTTACGGTGATGGTGCTGTGTTCGCTCATTTAAAATCCGTCTGGGCCACCGAGGCCAATGATTACTCCATACATGAAACCATCGGCCAAATCGTCCGCACGCTTATGGGCATCCTTATCGCCAATGCGATAGCCGACCACCTGGGATATGAAATGATTCTTCGTCTGCCCTTTGTATTCCGTTACCTTGTCCAGCGCGTTTTCGGAAATTTTCACTTCTCCGCGATAGACGGCACCAGAACAAGCCATCGCGCGACCGTCCTTGCCGACGCTTGTGATATCGCCAGAAATGGGCCGCGCCGGCCATCCCACGCGGGCGGCATGCTGATTCAAGGTAATGCCGCTTGCCTTGTCTTCAATGAATGCACCAAGTGATCCGGTTCGCGCCTTGGTGAGCTTGGCGTAATATTCAAGTTGCTTGAATACATTCGGCAGCCATGTAACCAGCAAATCCGAGTTGATCTGGACAATTTCCCAATCCAGAATGATCAACGGATGCCCTGAATATTTCGATTTGGCGTAGTAGACGACAGCTGTTCCGTCGTTCCCGCTCCCGTCCTTCATGGCGCTGTCAATAACAGCAAAGACGCCATCGCAATGGGCGGGAAAAGGAACGCCCTTTCCACCGACGGTTAGCTTGTCTAGCTCGAAGAACGCGACGCCCGACCAGTCGATAAACTCAGCAAGAAATTCCTGTTTGAAAACGAGCGGGTGGCTTTTTAAGCGCTCCAGCTCGAGTTCGTCTGCGGGGACATATGGGTTGCTGCTTGTGGGGGCATGGTGCTGTTTGAAGCCCAACCCTTCGTCGTGACAAATTTTGTAGAAGAAGTTGTCTTCAGCAATGCCATTTGGCGTCGAGAACACCCAAACCGAGCCGCGACGAGTCAGGAGGGTCGGCTTGATTGACCGCTCCCATATCTTCATCATCTGGCTATTTTTGGTAAATGCAGCCTCGTCAACCATGACAAGGTCGTATTCCCGGCCGCGCCCGGCCAACTCGTTATCATTCAGCGTCCAAAGGTCTACTTTGCCGCTGGTTGTGGTCCGTACTTTCCCTTTCGATCGATCAAACGACTTCTTGATCGGATTCAGGATGTCCGTAATCTCGTCGTACGGCTCATCAAGCTGCTTATGCTCTGGGGTGAACAAGCCAACCAGGCGCCCCTTGGCTGCGGCATCGCAGGCCATAGTGACCATCTGTTTGGTCTTGCCCCAACGGCGACCACATCGAACCGCATTCAGGCGAGCGCGATTCTTATAAATTTCTACCTGACCGCTGTGCAAGGTCGGTAACTGGATAACGGGCATGAGTAGATTTCACTTCGCCGCGTACCAGCGACTTTCATTTCATTTTTCTAGTCAGGCAATCCGCCTTGGATAATTACCTTGCCATCATCGATATTCGAGTCTTTATTTGCGCGCAGCAGGTTCAAGCCGATCTCGCTGGCATCGTTTGCCATGCGCGTCAGTACGGCGATGCCTTTGAGTGACGCGAGGCTCGTCTCGTCTAATGGCGTGGCGTCGTCTATCTCGGCTACCTTGTTGTGCGCGATTCCCGCTAGTCGATGGGCCGTAGCCGCTCCGTACTCCGCCGCCGACGCAAGATGCCCGCTGATGTTCGTCAACTTCTGCGCCAAGTCAGTCACGATCTGTTGCCGAACGATGGGCAATGATGCGATCTTCTCGGAAATATCCTTGACACGCTTCTCGGCGTCAATTTTCTCCAAAGCCAATTCCCGCAAGGGTTTCCCGGCTTTTCCCTGTTCGGATCTATTCGGATTTATTTTCTTCCGAATCGTTGCTTCGTTGACTCCGTACTCTTTGGCGAGGGAGTTGACCGATTCGCCATTAACTAGATGCCGACGCTCAACTTCAGCCCACTGTTCCGGTGTAAGCGCTGATTTCCGCCCCATATTTCTTCCTCAGCGCGTCCGCCTGCTCCTTGATGATTGGATTTCTATTCCGCGCTATCGAATGCTTCCGGCATGGTTCGTATCAGTTCGCGCACCTGCGCTAGCGTAGGACTGATGGTGATGCGGAAACGGGTCGTTAGGCCCTGATAGTGCTCCAGCCCGGTCTTGTCTATCTCCATCTCCACCGATTGAATGGTGGAATTGCCGCGCTCACCGGTATTCGGATACGTTTTCGTCGGATCGTACATAGGCAACTCCAGATTCGTTATGCCGCGACATCCGCGTTTAGTTGCCCACGCACTGATACGCGATAACGTCCGTGCTGGCGCCTGAGTTAAACGTGACGGACGATGCAGATGCGTTCGTGGCGCGCACGGCGCTATTCGTGGTGGTGTTCGTCGCCGTGCATACGTAAGAAGTCGTGCTGCTAAACACGGCGTTGCCGGTGAAGGTGGCCGTTCCGTTTCCTGACGCGAGCGTAACGGTGCCAGTCACCATATGGGGAGTCGTGACGGCCACGCCAGTGTCGGAATAGACGTTAAGCGTACCTTTTCCGGCGAGGAGGGTGCCGGAAACGGCCATATCTCCGGTATGAGTCCACGCTCCTGTTCCGCTATTCGAGTTGATTGCCGTAATGCCTGCTGCCTGGCCTCCCGTCACAGAAAGCGGGGTAGCTACCTGGCTATGCGCATCGTTCGCAAAACGCAGAGCAGCCGCGCCGCTCCAGAAAATCCATTCGGCGGTGCGGTTGTCCGCCGTCCGTGTCGAGTCGAACATCTGCACATCGGCGATGTTCGGCGTGGCGTTGAGCGCTACACCGGAGTTCGTCGGGCTGGCTGGTTGCGTATTGGACGCCGAGCTAACGTTGCCCTGGACATTCACATTGCCAGTCGTACTCACCGTTCCCGTAAATGCTGCGGTGCCGCCCGTAATCTTGACGTTGGCAGGATTGTAGGGAATCGACAGTTGCGCCACGGCGAGCGACGGCAGGAGCGCGAGAAGGAAAATGATCCTGCGCATTCAATACCCCACTGCGGCGAACGTGGTCCCAGCGCCCGAACCGATGCCATTCAGTGCATTGGTAGGCCCGAATGCCAGCGTTAAGGCTGCGCCGGCCTGAATCGCGATATCGGTTGTGGTGGCCGGGGCTGTGAACGAGACGTAGAGCGTTTGGCTGGCGTGCGTGTTCTGCACAGTTACCCAGCCAGTGAACTGGCCTGCGGTGATGATTGCCGCAGAGGTGGTGCCGACCGTGCCTTTGGTGCTTACGCCAGCCTGAGCGTTGGTCGGTCCCGTTGTGCCACTTTGTCCAGCGGTAATCCAGACGGGAATTGCGCCCGCAGAATTGTTCTGTGCATTCGGAAAGGCCATTTTTTACTCAGTAGTTTGTAGCGCCAAGGCCACCGTTTCATCCGTTCGCGCTGGTTTTGTGGCCGGAGGGCGTCAGGCGGTCTCGAACATTTCCGGGCATACAACCGTTCTGGCTACCTGCCCGAATCGTTCGTGGTACGTGACCAGAGCGGCTGCGCGTTCCGATATCCATCCACCACGCGCTGAATGTGCATCTCGAGCGGCCAAGGTGGGGTGTTGCGTTACCGTCATGCCGGCGTATTCTTTCTCGTCAACATGGTGGCGGTGGCCGCAATGGGCGTATCGCTTCACGGTATTGCCCCATACCTTGGGGAATTGAGCCGCGAATAGCATCGGTAACTGTTCGTTCGAAACCTTGTGGCCGTGGTGGAATGCGAGCATTACCTCGCCATGCTGGTGAACGTAGAACGGGAGTTCCGAGTCGTTCACCGTCAGGCGTGGCTCGCCCTCATATAGCGCTGCGAACATCTGACGAAGCCACACTGAGCTTGCCTCATCGTGGTTGCCCTCGCAAATAACCAGGTGGACGCTTTCGTGCTTGATCAGTGCGTGATCCACCAGGCGGCGAATGACGCGGATAGCGGCGGCGACGATCTTTGAGAACCGGCCATCAGCATCGAGGACGTTTTTGTGTGCCGGGGTAAGCGGCAAAAGTCCGTCTGTATGGAGCAGGTCACCTTGAAGCGTCAGCACGCACGATCTGGCTTTGGGCGCTGCCTCCACCATATGCACGAAGCTGGCGAGCAACAGGCTCTCCGCGATCTTCAGATCCCAGTCGGCGCCTGTCTCACGGCCCCATGAAAGCTGGCCTAGGTGGTAGTCCGTGAAAACGATCAGATTGCACAGAGCATCAATCGTCTTTTCCGGCTTCGGCGCAGCCTTCACGCGCGGCAGCGTCTCCGCCATCGCCGCGCAGGCTTCGCGGAATATTGCCTCCTGGCGATCCTTGTTCGCGCTGGCTTTTACCCACTGCGCGGTAGGCTTGCCATCGGCGTTGTAGTACGTCGATACCCCATGAGCCACAAAGCCATCAGGAACCGGATGTACGAAGTCGTGCGCGGGCGCATACCCCATCTTCGCAGCCCGCCTCTCCAACGCCTGCATCGCCTTGTTGACGACGCTCTTGTTCAGGCCCATCTCTCGGGCCGCTGCGGCACCGCTGCCGTGCTTCTCAATGGCGTCCAGAAACTCGCACTCTCGCGGCGTGGCCCACTGCCGAAGCTTGTCGTCCACAGAAGGCCCCTTATCGCGCCAAATTTGCGCGCCAGAATCGGTTATTTGTGCCAGAAAAAATGTCACGAATCGAGTTTTGGAGCGAATTCTCCGCAAGCATCGGTGACGTGAACGACCGGCCAGCAGCTATCCACGTGTCTACCCTCTGCGTCGAATGATGGGATAGGTGGATACCGCCGACAGTGGATAATCTCTCCGAACTCGGCGTGCCGGCATTGCTTGCAGGTACTCGTTGGCTCTTCAACCATTGCTTTCGGTTTGCGAGCCATCTGGGTACCGGAATAAAAAGAGCCGCGCGAGGCGGCTTCAAATCTCGCGGAGGAAACGAGAAGGGGAAAGGCGAGGGAGTCCGCTACGGCGATCCGCATACAGCGCGGTCATTGCTCACGGATATTCTGCGAGCCCGCTTTCTCGCGGCGGCACAATCTAGTGAGCCACATCATATGTGGCAATGTCCTCAACCCGGCGCCCGCACAGTGTGCGGATTGTTCTGGGATCGCTGCGGACATCAATGGTCGATTGCGGCTTGTCACCCTCAAGGAAGGGCGCTGGCATGCGGTTGCGCACAAAACCACCAGCGCAAGTACTGTGCGCTTCCTTGAAAGCCGTCCGTTGTGCCGCAGGGGTGGACGAAGCCCGGATGTTTTCGGCGGTTTTTAGCGAGAGAGGCAGCGGAGCTTAAGACGTAGTCACCGGTTGACCTTCGCGAAGGTATGGGCGGGCGTACGCTACTGGTTTTTCATCTGCTGCGTCCCTCACTAAACCAATCCCAACCCGTTCGCCGCGCGGGCGCATTTGTCGGCTCTGGCCGCAGTCTGGATTGGTTGAGTGAAGCGCCTCACCCACTGAGGCGATTAGCGTGCTTAATCGACTTAAGCTGTCCGGCGACATTTCCGCCGGTTTTCGCATCCGGTTTAGCTGGATAGCGACATTCGTTCCCGCTCGCGCTCGAAACGCCGTTTATCAGCCGGTTTGACTGGCGGCGTATCCGGGCGGGTACGGAGCTTTTATGGGTGATGGCTGGCAGCTGCGCGACGTACGGGCTAGCCGCGTCCACCGGGTGTCGAACCCTGCAACCACCACCACTAAAAGGCTCCCGCGCCCGTAGTCACGCTGCCAAGCCAATTGGCTGGCGCGGGAAGCGGGGGATCAGCCTATGCGCCCAGACCGACTCGCGGCCTCCATCATGTCATTCCCGACCTTGGCAGCGGCATTGGAAGCGTGACGGAACGCGCGTTCGGCGTGCTTCATCATGAAGTTACCGCCCTTGCTGCTCTTTGCTTGTCGGCAGCCGCGACAGGAGCATGATTTCGGAGTCGCTTTCATGGCGTTCTCTAGTGATGCGTGGCAAACAGCCCAGCCGCAGCCTCGCCGGGCGTCAATCCAGCCTGAAAATACCCGCGCAACCGGCGTATGGTGGCATCGTCCGGACTCCACCGGTTCTCGATATACCCGACGTGAAACGCCAGGGTGGTCACTGACCTGGTGAATTCGAACAACATATCAGTCTCGCGCGTGCTCATGTCGTCAGCAACTACGAGTGCCATGTCTACTTCCGCCCAGCAGGAATATCGAACAGCGCCTCAGCCGCCTTACGCGCCGGGCTCCAGTTCTTGCAGTCGTCGCCTTCGATGATGCGTTTCTTCTGGCGAGCTTCACGCGCCTGTTTGGCCTCAAGCACCTTTTCGGGATTGCCGTAAAGGTAGGATTCTTGGGCGTGTGAGTGCATGGCAGCGGAATGCAAAAAGCCCCGACAGCGTTGGCTGGCAGGGCTTTGAATGAATTTCAGGGTGAGTTCTGCCATCGAAGGCTGAACTGGAGCTTTCGCTCGATCGTCAAGCGTGGTCTCTGTTTCGCCCACACCACTACGACGACTAAGTTTGCAGAATACACCATCCGTTGTGCTTGTCAAGCTGCGATGCGCAATATTTTGCGTGTCGCCCGAACTTCTTCTGGCATGTCAGGCCACCAGCGGTTGCCCTTGCAAACATTATCCCTGGCGGGAATCACTTGTAGATTTCCCTCCCAGTGCAGTCCAAACACAATCCGCATGCCTTTGAATGGACCGTAGGTGGCTACTGGGCCTTGAAGTGGGACGATATGATCGACATGGTGCGGGATTCCCGTTTCGGCGGTAAGCCGCGCAGCCTCCGCATAGATTGCCGCGATCTTCTTCGGGTCGGCCCATGGTGGCGTCGCCCGAATCTGGGCGGCCTCGCGCTGGCGACCTTCCTCAGACAGTCTCTCGACCATACCATCAAGCGAATACTCGTGTGCCCATTGCGCTACCTTGTCTGCATTTTGCTCCCACCACAATTCTTCTTTGCGCCGCATCTCTTCGGCTTCAAACTGATTTCTTTCGTCCCGCTTTTCCGTCCACCGCGTATCTTCCGTCTTAGCCTCACAGAAGACGCAAGTTGTGTTCTTCATGCATGCGGGGTATTGATCGTGGCGTCTACCTCCGAAGAATCTATTCGGCAATTCGACGCGACAAGTTTTGCAAATCCTTAACTTCGGCAGCGCCCCTAATAGATGGGGATGACGTTCGCATGACTTGCACGTATCGCTATCAGTGGCAAACTGGGAAATGGTTTTTTGTCGATTGCATTCAGTGCATCGCCGGCAATTTTTTTGAAAGCTGTCTGCGTAGTCCATCCACTCTTGGAGACAAGAGAACCCCCAGAACCATGTGCTCACGATAGCAAACTCCGCGCGCGACCTGTCGTATGCGCCACCGAAGCCATCATACAAGTCATCACGCCGTCGAATTTCTTCTGGTGTTTGTCCCACGATTCGACCGGCAGCCCAGCAGCCAATGCGCGCTCTGAATCTGAGTAGCGCTTGGCTCCTGTTCCGCCGCATTTGTTGCACTTGGTGGAGTGACCGGATTCCATCGTGTATCCGGTTCCGTGGCAGGTGTCGCATGTATCAATGAGATATTCCTTGATGCATGCCGTCGCCAGTCTCTGTGCGTACGTCAACTCGACCCTAAGCCGCTGGGCCGCCTTGTTGGCAAGAAGATGAAGGGCGCGCTTGCCAGCAGACCGGTCATTGGCGAACTTGAACCGCAAAAGTGCAGAGCCGAGCGCATCGGACATACCAAGCGCAGTGATGCGGTCAATCGACTTTTCCTCGCGCTCGTTCCATGCGAGATTTGACGAATGCACATCACTTGCAATCTTCTCTCGAATCATCACAAACCCCGCTTGATTTAGCTTCGATATTCTACCAACAAATAAAATAAGCACAACTACAAATGTTTGGAGTTGTCAATCGGCAAGCTGCAATTATTCGTCCGGCACTTCCTCGCCATATCGACTAGCGACAAACGTCCGCATTGCCGCTACCAATGGCGTAGGTCCATTCATCCTGTGATGGCTCGGGTCGCGCTTCGGATTTGTCGGGTGTGTAACCGGGAACGTGAACTGCGCTGCCCATTCGCGCTGCCATGTATCTAAGCCGATCTTCTCGCGCTCGATGATCGGGCCAGCTTCACTCCACCGCGTTGATGGGCTCCACTGATACGTTGCGACAATTACGTAGGATCGATCAGAGCAATACCGAACATCCAACCCTTCGGCTTGTGCCGCCCAATAGTCGAGTTGCGCGCCAACAAGTTCAGATACTTTCATTTGTCTTCAAGTCCAGTCAGGTTGATAAATCGGTAATCCACGCCTTCCTCCTTCGCCCAATCCGGCACGACCTCCGGCACCGGCTTATCCCGCCATTTCCGGTTGTGCCGCGTCGGCGCTACATATCGTGGGCGGTGTAGGAGGAATAATGCAGCTAGGGCGCAGACGGCGAACAGGCCGAGGAGGAAGCCTATTAGGAGGCCGGGGATGAAGTAGGAGGTCATTTAGCACCTCGCTCGACGGTCCGCCCGCATCGGGTGCAAACGTCACAAACGTAGACGCGTCTCGTGCGCGCCTGGATTTCGGATACCAACATAAATCCGTCCGCAAGGATATCGCCTGTACGCTGCGGAGGAAGCCGATCATATCTAGCTTCAAAGTTGCATCCTCCGATCCAGCGACCGGCACGCGGGCAAATACTTGTGTTCTCGGTTTCGTCGTGCATGGTCAGTGTCCGCAAGGTACGTTGCCATCGTCATCGGCGCTACGTCCGCATTGGATGCACGTGAGTGGATTCCCACCTTGATATAGGCCGGCGCGCATACGGACGCCAGCAGCGCGCAAATCCTGCCCGACGACGTTGATCTGATCGAAGATATATTCGCTAAACGGACGTGCGCCTAGGCGCGAACGCTTGGGCCATGCCGGGATAGGGCTGTCGGGGAAATAATTCATGTTTGCTCCTTGCGCGCGGCATCAATGGCTGCGAGTGCGTGCGTAACCAGCATCCCAGTCGGATTGAACTCGTCGCTCGTTCCGGCGAACATTTCCCGGTCGTGGCGAATGGCGCTCTCAAGTTCCAATAGCGCACCCATCAGACCATAGGCGCGAACCCGCTCAACCGGAATATCGCCGCGCTCAATGAGAAAGCGGGCACGCGATACCTGGTTGTCGTGGTTGGCCTGCCAGTGGTTGCGCTCTACGGTCAGAGCCGATGCATGCTCGACGGCTTCTTGCCAGCGTCTCTTCCAGTCGGCGCTATCCTCCCGCAGCGCCCGCACCTCAGCGATAAGGGCGAGGATTGCGGCGGGGTCAATCGCTGATAGCGAGCGCTTTTCGTAGTCACGATCGCTCACATGCGTCGGCTCGCCGTGGGATATTTCCCAATCCTCCGGGTAGTGCTTCGAACGGTATTGCCACAGATCAGGCGCCTTCGCCAGCGCTTCCAATTCGTCGATGTCGATCATTTCGTCTCCTTATCCTCGTGAGAGTAGGGTGAATGCTGCTGCAGCCACTCTTGATACTTGCCCGTTTCCAAGGCCTTTAAGTCTGTGTGACCTATAGGCCACCCCATGAGCCATTCGACCCAATCCGGATTCAGCGGGCCACTCTCCGTAGCGAAAACGAAGTGGTCCAACCGGTCGTAGGTTCGGTCTCGTCCATCTTTGCGGGTCAGTGCTTTGATGGACGACGCCTTGTGCATGGATGCCGTTGGCGTCGGAATACTGCGCTTCTTCACCGCGGTCGCCAGTCCGTCGCCACTCGATTTGCTCGCACCCTTCCTGTTGTGATTCCCACAGACGGTTGGAGTGGGCCAGAATCCAGATCCTTTCTCGCTCGTGATCGGCGCCGCAATCGCCCGCGGAAAGCACTCCCCATTCCGCATGGAACCCCATCTCGGCCAGGTCTCCAAGTACTCGTCCGAGTCCTCTAGAAGTGAGCATTGGGCTGTTTTCCACGAAGACGATTCGCGGTCGTACTTCGCGAACGATCCGAGCCATTTCGACCCAGAGACCGCTTCGCGCGCCTTCGAGACCGGCGCCGTTTCCAGCGGCACTGATGTCCTGACAGGGAAATCCGCCAGCCACGACATCAACAACTCCTCGCCAAGGTCGTCCGTCGAAAGTCCGAACGTCATTCCAAATCGGGAACGGCGGCATGGTTCCGTCGTTTTGCCGCGCAACGAGGACGGCTTGGGCGTAGGGATCAAATTCAACGGCGCAAACGCATCGATGCCCGAGCAACTGACCTGCGAGAATTCCTCCACCATGGCCCGCGAAAAGATGAAGCTCATTCAAGCGACCTCCAATTCTTGTTGTTCAACCAATCCCATTTTCCGGGCGCGTACCGGCTCCCACTCTGCGTACGCGCGATCCCAGATGTCGAATTTATTCTCTTTCGGCGCCCCAGACTGGTCGATATATCTGTGACAGAAGACGCAACCTGGCACGGTATATCGATGGTCCGCCTTGATACCCATCCCCTTCCCATGCACCGCCTGATTGGAGTGGCACGGCACGACCGAGACATCGAATTCAAGGCGCCAGCACACGTCAGACACTTGGAGAAAACACCTTTCCCCTCTGCAAGCCGCCAGATACTTCGCCCCTTCCTCGGCGGTCGGCCGCTTCGCCTTCCGCTTGAGACCGACTCTCTTCTTCGCCTCCTGGTTGCGCTCGAATTGCTGGCGGGTGGGCGAGAAGGGTGAGCCTTTGCGGGAGAAGGGCGAGCGCTGCATGGGTTTTTTGCGGGTGAGGGTCATGCGACATGCCTCCACGTTGTGCCATTCCGAGCGCGCCGCACCATCTGCTCGGAGATGCCCAACTCCCCCGCTAATTCATGGTTGCTCTTTTCGCTGTCCCTGATTAACCTGACTTGAGACTCGGTCATCTTGGAACTCGGATGCGCATCGCCTCTAATGCGCGTGCCATGAATATCCATGTCTTTCAGATTGCCGTTGCGGGTATCCCATCGAAGGTTATCCAGACGGTTATCTGCTCTATTGCCGTTGTTATGGCAGGAATCCAAATCACGCTCATTGATTGCCGGGCGAAACACCTGGAGCATGGCGCGATTAACGCATAACGTCTTACAGCGACCTTTGTCGTGCAGAGTCACGGTCTGATACCCGTCATGCAGTCTCAATGCCTTTACCCGCCCCTTGGTGACTCTCGTTGATCCTAGGGGGCCATTCGTGACTCGATCAAGTGAGCGGATTCGGCCATGAGTAGAAACCTCATAAAGACCACACCACCCGACTACCGGCCTCCAGATTTCAGTATCCAATTCCAACCCCCATCGCTTCATAGCCCTGTTCGACAGGCTCGCTCCACTGCACATCACGCTCGGCGCCAAAGGCGCTCATCAACTCCTGCAACTCCGACATTTCCGCCTTCGTCATCTTGCTTGTCGATTGACCCAGCACTACAAAGCCACCGTCGAGCCCAGGAACCGCACGTTGCTTTTTGAGTCCAGCGCTGAAAATGTGCTTCCAGTCTTCCGGCGCGAGCTTCAGGCCATGCCACTCGACCTGACGCGAAATGTCGGTCAGCATGGCCCAGAGGCGCGCATTCTGAAGAATGGAGCGTGTGGCGGGCTTCACCTCGACGCAAAATCCGTCAGGCGCGCACTTAATGGCCTCAATGGCTTTTGAGCGAGCGACGGCATGGGACAAAACAAACGCCTGCTTATCCATGGGAATCCTCCTCAGGCCAAACTGCACCCTTAGAAACACGGCAGGCATGAACCTGCGTAATCCCAAATTCCAGCGACAACTCCTTGAGGGATGCGCCGTTTTCCCTCATCGCCCTTAATCGAGCAGCTGATTCAATGGTGAGCTTTGCCTTGCCGTTCCGCGTTAGCGCCGGCTGTCTGTTCTTCTTTACGCAGTCTTTGGCGTTGTCGAGATAAGTGCCAATAAAGAGATGATTTGGATTGACGCATGCAGGTACATCGCAGCGATGACAAATAACCATTCCCTTGGGAATTTCCCCATTGTGGGCCTCAAATGACCGGCGATGTGCAAAGCCCTGTCTGCCGTTCGCTTTCATAAATCCGTATCCTTGCGCATTGACGGCTCCCATCCATATCCAGCAACCACATTCAGGGACGCGCTCAATATTCATTTCGATCCGAACTGAAATTGGCGCCCGGTAAGCAAGTTGCGCGCGACGCAACGGCCCGACTTGTTTTCTCTTTCCGCCCATCAGTAGTTTCCTCCGCGACCATCCGGCGCATTGATAACAGCCCGGCTTGCAAGTTGGCGGGCGGTGGCGTGGACTAGGCGAAAAACCATTTTGTCGCCGCTCATGACGTCGCTCCAAAAAATCCGCCCGCATGCAGCAACCAGATAAGTACAGCGCAGTCGATGCATTTCATCCACACGTTGTGCGGTTCGCGTGGTTCCCCATGTTTCGCTAGATTGATACCCATCTCCAGCGTTATCAGAATAAGCAACGTAATTTGCGGCCAATGAAGTGTCATACCGCCCCCGCATTGCTTCGCACAATCCAATGCCCGTAGAAACCGCGCAACCATGAGAACATGTACAGGAAGCACAGTGCGAAAATCCCGTACTGCTGCGCATGCCACGTCGTGTAAAGCCAAAAAGGCTGCGATGCCAGCCCAAACAGGCAGGCGTACCGACGACGTGATTCGCGTTTGTCCTGCGAAAGAAAGACGGCGGCGACGCCACAGAGGCCTATAGCTAGTTGATCAATCATCGGTGAGCCCCCGCCGCTGCGTCTCTCTGCGCCCGCTCGCGCGTCTCCTTGGCCTGACGAACAAGGTCATACTCCGACTCGGCTTCCCACCGCAGCATGTGGGCGACGCCCGCAAACCTCGCGACTTCCAGAAGAACAGAGTCGTCTTTCATCCCCTTGGCTGCCATTTCCTCGATGCGGGCCAAATGCGCCTTGCAGCGCACAATGAGTTCCGATGTGTTCACTCCGTCTCTCCCTTCACTTCCTCAGTAACCTGTGTATGCGCAATGGCGCGGCGCTGTGCATCCTGGAGGATTCGACAGAACCGATCCGGTGAGCAGAAAATTCCGGCCTCAGCCATCATGTCAAGCATCTGCCGATGCGAAATCCCCGCGAGAAGGGATGAGGTTGTGGGTTCG